CTCTGACCCTTCCCGCTCCCTCCCCGTGGGGGAGCGGTTTCTTTTTTCCTCCCTCCCTCTCACCCTCCCGTCCCATGCCGTCCTCTCCCCACGCGGGGGGAGGCGCGTTGCGCCCCCCGCGTGGGGGGTTGCACCTGTTTCTTTTCTCGTTTCTTTCACATCTCTCGGAGATAATCATGACTGAGATCAAGTTCGACTCGCTCGCTTCGCTCGACTTCTCGCGCTTTGCCCGCGCCACGCCCTTGGACTACCCGGCCGGCCGCTACTCCGCGACCATCACCGGCGTCGTGCCCCAGACCAAGGACAGCAAGGACAAGCCGTGCTTCCGCTTCCAGGTTCAGATCGCCGTCGACCCGCACGAGGGCAAGCCCCAACTCCGCCTGACCGACCTCGTCTCCTTCACCGGACCGAACGGATTCATGTGGGCTGGCGCGAACGTCTTCTGCGACATCGCAGCCCTCGCCGGGCTCGACCGTGACCAGGTCTACGGTGCCTGCCGTGACCTCGCCAACGCCCTCGAGTCCGCCAACATCACCGCCTGCCGCGACGCGTACCTCGCACTCGCCGAGATCGCCCGCGTCTTCCCCGGTACCCGCGTCGCCCCCAACATCGTCTGGACCGACGACTCCCGCTACGCCAACGTGAAGGGCAGCAAGGCCGTCCCGTCCTACGTCTCCGCCTCCAACGAGCAGGACCCCGCCTCCTCGTTCACCGGCGATGACTGCGACATGGAGCGTCAGCCCACCAAGCCCGCTCGCAAACTCAAGGCCGTCCGTCGCTGAACCCCACCATGCGCACCCCCACCAGCCTCTGCTACTGCACGCTGGTGGGGGACTCGCGCAACCACGCTGAAAGGAATCAACCGTGTCAACCCTGCCATCGCTCGCCGTATCCGCACTGCTCGTCCCCATCCCGTTCTCCTCGTGGCTCGTCCGGCACGCGGAGATCGACGCCGTCACCCCCACCACCCTGCCAAACCTCCCGCTCACCGAGGACCACCGGCCCTACCTGTCTCCCCCCACCAGCGACTTGACCGAGGGCATCCCGTTCCCCACCGAGTCCGACACCGAGCGCGACGAGTTCTCCTTCCGTGCCGCATGGGAACTGACCCGCTCCCTCGAGTCCGTCCCGCCCGCGCACCGGCCTACCTACCGCCGCTGGAACCGCATCCTCGCCGAGCAGCACAACCTCTCGATGTCCGCAGGCGGCTCCCACCGCTTTGCCCCCACCACGCCCGACGTAATCCACACTCCGCCCCGTCCCCCTTCCCCCACCATCATCCTCTCGGGTCTCTCCTCCTCCCGTCGCTCCGACATGCGCGCACGCCTGTACCGCCGACTCGGCATCGTCCGCTGTGCCCGCACCCAACGCCTTGCCCGTGACCCGGACTCCGCATGGACCTCCCACGCACCGCTCGACCGCCGAGTCCTCTGGGCCCAACCCTAACCCCACCAGCCTCCTTTCAGCACCCCCCGGCGGGGCCGCGATGCGTCCCCCGCCGGGGGGATTTCCTCTTCCAACCCCCACCCACCAGTCCCATGCCGACCCCAACCACGCTCGCCGACTACCAGGTCTTCGCCGCCATCAACCCCACCGGCCGCATCATGCAGGTCTGGGGCACGCCCGCCGACTCGTTCCCCGAGGTCATCGCCACCGACTACCCCGACCCCGACACCTGCACGGTCCACCTGATCTGCGCGACCAACGACTTCACCGCCGCCTTCCGTTCGTGGCAGGCCAACGCATCCGCGTGCCGCACGACCTGCTCCGCTCTCGCCGTCCGCTGCCACACCATCAACCCCGAACTGGAGATCTGACCCATGCCGTCCCCCACCAACCACCTCTACCTGCACTGCGGCGCATCCGAGATCGCCTTCGATGATCTCGCGATGATCGTCCCGCCCGAGCCCACTCCCTCGTGGCACCCCATCCCGCACGCCTCCTACGTCACCGCCATCCGTGACTCCATCTCCATGCTCGGCGGTCGCATCACGTCGCAGACCCTCGCCATCAAGCCCGGTCACACCGGAGCCGACAAGCTCTTCGGTCTCATCGAGTTCGAGCATCCGCGCATCACACCCCGACCCTCGGGCACCGTGGGCTTCGGGTTCCGCGGATCGTGGGACAAGTCGTTCGCACAGTCCGGCATGCTCTCGTTCCGAACCTTCGTGTGCGACAACATGGCGATGTCCGGCGGCGACGCAATCTCGTTCCACCGCAAGAACACGCCCGGTCTCGCCGACAACTACGAGACCACCATCGCCACGGCCATGATCGACTTCATCGCCCACGCCAACCGCTTCGTCGGCACGCTCAACGACTTCGACATGTACGCCCTGCCCGATACCCGTGAGTTCATCGACACCACCGCCTGTGCCCTGGCCGACCGAGGCGCAGTCCTGTGGCAGAACGTCCCCCACCTGCGCCGTGAACTCTCCAACCCCGCCGGCCCCGGCGGTCTCTTCCCCGACCGCTCCGCCGGTCTCACCAAGGGACTCGTCCTCCAGGCCGTCACCGAGGTCGAGAAGCGCTCGCTCAACGCACTGTCCACCGTCGATCGCATGCAGTCCGCCACCGCTTACCTCCAGGAGATCTGCTGACCATGAACACCACCTTCGCAACCCGCACCCGTCCGTTCACCAGCCCGCACCCCATCGACAACATCCGCTCCGAGGCCGTCGCCGACCGTGACCAGCGCACACGCGCACGCACCGCACGCATCAAGTCACTCGTCGCTTCCGCTCCTTCCGACAACAAGGACGAGTTCTACTGGACCATGGTGTACGACCTCGAGGAGGCACCGCTCGTCACGTGCCGGCGACTCCTGCTCGAGCACGGCATCATCCCCACCCCGCCGCAGGAACTCCAGATCCCGTCCGAACTGCACGACGAACTCTGGACCATCATCGAGGCGATGTCCAAGTCCGGCGTCTACCTCATGAACACGGACCACCTCTGCGACAGCGACCTGTACGCCCGCCTGTACTACCGCATCCTCGACGAGGAATGCCGTGACATCCCGCCCGCTGCCGAAGCCGCCGAGTACATCGACGTGCTGCACCCGATGGACATCGACTATCCGCTCGGCTCCACCATGCTCTCCCGCTCGGGCCAGGTCCCGACCTCAGCCCCCGGTCCCTACCTCCGTGGTCCCATCGTCCTCGGCGGAGAGTGCCCGTGCGACCGTGACAACTACCTTCCCCGTCCCCGCAACCTCTGACCTCACGGGGGCAGGCCCGATTCTCTGACGAGATGCCCCGGCATGTTGCCGGTCGTATGCGTCGGGACCTGCCCCCACCAAGCCACCCCGGACAAGGTCAAGGCCATGACCATGTCCACGTGGGGCGCACCATAGATCCGCCGCCCGTACGACGGCGTGTAGGTGCGTCCGTATCCCCCAGCCACCCGTCCTCCTCTGAGCACCGTCGCCTCTGCCACTCCCTGCCGTGATATCCGCGCACAGTACGCACGCACACTACGGTCACCACGATAAGGCTCTGGCTGGTGGGGTACATTTCTCAACCGAGGTAATCCATGCAACTCAACCTGCTCCCGGCCAAGCCGTCATGCACGGCCTGCGATCTCCATGCCTCCGCCAAGAACGTGGGCATCCCGTCCCGCCATCTCCCCACCAGCCTGCCCCCCGACTCGGCCAACCCCGTGGTCATCGTCATCGGCATGAACCCCGGTACCCAGGAGGACCGCGCAGGCGAGTGCTGGATCGGACCGTCCGGCATCCTCCTCTCCGGTCCCTACCTCACCGGCTCCACCATCACGTCCCTCGCAACAGTCTACCTCTGCAACGTCGCACGCTGCGTCTCGCCGGGCGGCAAGCCCAAGCCCGCGCACTATCGCACGTGCTTCGCCAACACGTTGCTTGACATCACCACGATCCTCGACCATCATCACGCATCGCCCGCCCGTGCAATCCTGTGCGCCGGCGCGGACCCCGTCACCTACCTGTCCCGAACCTTCCAGCGCAAGGCCCTGTCCCAGCAGGACGCGTTCCGCGTGCAGGGCATGTCCATCCCGACCCTCACCCGTACCCACCTCTTCGCCACCTATCACCCGGCCGCGGTCCTCCGCGAGCCCGGCCTCATCCACCCCGTCGCAGACCACCTCGCACTGCTCCGCAACTTCCTGACCGGCGACCTCGCCCGTCCTTCTGCCCCCACCATCCGCACCCCGTTCCTCCCGAGGACCACATGAAACTGAACTTCGGGCCATTCACCGTTGATCAATCCAACTCAGACGACGAAATCATGTTCATCAACGTGCTCGGCGGATCATCCGTCGCAATCCACCGCACGGAAGAGGGACTGATCGTTGACATCTTCAGCGCAAGCGGCGAAGGCGTAGCGACCTGTGCCGCCGAGTACCACGTCCTTCATGACCTCGAACCAAAGGAGTAGCCATGAAACTGAGCCCTGCCGATCTCGACACCATGCGCCAAGCCCTCGTTGACCTCCGCTCCCAGATCAAGGAGACCGGACCCTGCGATCACCCGGTCAACATCTGCATCTGCGGACTGCGCACCACCTACGAGAACCTCGGCTCCCTCTTCTACCGCATCACCGACAAGCGCGTCGGCTTCGCACCCACGCCCGAGCTCATCGACCTCGAGCAGATGACCCGCAACATCCTCGGCATCAAGTCCGACGCAGACGCAGCCAACACCGCCTTCCGCAAGGGGACCATCAATGACTGACAACGACCCGCACTACACCCACCTCAGCCAGTTGGTGGGGTGGACCGTCTCGCATCCCGTCGCCATCAAGTACGAGGACGCAAGCGAGTACGACGAACCGCTCTATGCCCTCGTCCTCCGCAAGCCGGGCAACAACCACCAGCAGATGCTCGTCACCATCTTCCGTGACCCCGAGGGCAACGGCCCCGGATTCCTCGAGATCCGCAAGGAGAAGTACGGCAAGTGAACGACCACGACCTACTCAACTGGCTGATGCGGACGGATGGCAGGTCGCAGAGCGTCAACATGATCGCTGCCGACCGCATCCGCGAACTGAAGCGCGAACTGGCCCGTGCCAATCAGCGCATCGGCCTGTTCCAGCACCACGCCTCAAGGAAGAAAGCGAAGCGATGAGCAAGGAGAACGAGGAACGAGCAGACCGTGCGCAGCGAGCAATCCTTGCGTACATCGACGGCAACGAGGAGACGCGCCACGTCGAGCTGCACGACGAGGCAACCCTGTCAGACCTGATCGCCGACGCGATGCACCTGTTCGGCAAACACGCGGTACTCGAAGCGGTTCACCGTGCGGAACTCCACTACAAGGAAGAGATCGGAAGATGAACAGCCCAGCCTCCGACAAAGTTCATGGCCCGCACGGGGAGTGGCCACTTGACAAGCACCTCATGTACCTCGTCGGTCTGTCTGAAGCACTCGGCAACGTCACTCTCAGCGCATCACTCATGCACGAGATCTGCCGTGCATACAGCCACTACCGCTGGCAGGCAGAGCGCATGGGGCACAGCATCGAAAGGCTCGAGGAGACCATCAAGAAACTCAAGGAGAAAGGCAAGTGAACGTGCACCAGTTTTCCACGCCCATCCCGGTCGTGACCTGCGACGGGCAGGACGGCTACGCCCTGTACGTCCGTGACGGAGGCACGTTCGAGAACGACGTGTGGTGCGTCGCCCTCTGTGCCGGCGGGCACCTCCGCCACTACACCACCGTCCAGCTCAGAGTCCACCAGAACATGACCTTCGACATCCGCAAGGCACCATGACCCCCACCAGTCCCCGAGTCATCTCCCTCGACATCGAGACCTATGGAGCGGCTGCTACCAACGGTCGGAGCACGTTGCTCCCCGTGCAGACCGTCTTCCATCCGGCCCGAGCAATCGCCACGGACGGCGTTGCACGGGAGGATCTCGTACTCACCTGCGCCATCACGGTCGCAGCTGCCGAACCCGAAGACCTCAACAGCCTCGACGGCATCGCCTCCCTGCAGCCCGGCCCCACCTTCACCCTCAACCTGACCGACCCCACCAGCCACGGGATCCTGCTGGCGTGGCTACGCCATGCGCACACCATCGTCGGCATGAACCTGCCGTTCGACATCCTCTGGCTCCGCGCCTACACCCCGGCCCTCGCCCTCGCCCTGTGCGGCAGGCACACCCTCATCGACCTCAGCGTGGTGAACTTCCTGCACTCCGAGCTCCGACCCGAGCGCAGCCTCAAGTCCCTCGGCCCCGTCCTCGGCACGCACTCGTACCAGGAGTCCGCAACCCTCAAGGACGGACGCCGCTTCCCGTCCCCCACCTGCCCGAACCTGCACGCATACAACGCGCAGGACACGCACAACACGCTGCTCGCCGTGGCCCACCTCGCCAACCGCATCCGCCACGACTACCCCGACACCGCCAAGCTCAGCGCCTACAGCATCCGGCACTTCAGCGACACGCTGTGGTCCACGATCCGCATGTCGGAGGCCGGCATCCCATTCTCCCTGCCCCGTCTCACCGCACTCGAGAAGGACTTGCTCCGCCAGGCCGACGAGGCATCGAACTGCGCAGCCGCAGGCGGAGTCCTGATCGAGGGCGAGGGCAGCGTCCAGTCCCAGCGGGAGTTCATGTCCCGGTGCATCGAGGACATCCTCCCCACCAATCCCGACTTCCTCGCGCACCCCCTCCTCACCTACACCGAGAAGAACAAGGAGCTCTCATGGTCCAGCGAGAACAGACGCCTGATCTCCAGCCACTTGCCCGACTCGCATCCAGCACGCACCATCTTCGCGTGTGCCGACGCTCACGCCACCGCCCAGAAGTTGGTCTCGTCCTACACATATCCCCTCTTGCGCCACCGGCGAACCAAGCCGACCGACAAGTCATCTGTCCTTCTGACACGGACAGATAGGCCTGACATCGGCATCGCCTACCCCACCTGGTACACGGTCCCGTCCGTGCCCAAGGACTCGGGCTCCGAGGGCGGCACCATCCAGGCCCGCATCACCTGCAAGAACCCCGCTGCCCAGACATTCCCCGCCGCCATCAAGGACTGCGAGGAGTCCCGCTTCACGGGCGGCAGCATCGTCTCCTTCGACCTCAGCCAGATCGAGCTCCGCGTCGCAGCCATCCTCTCGGGCGAGCCCACCCTCCTCGCCGCGTTCAACGATGGCCTCGACCTGCACACCCAGCGCACGCTCGCCATCTTCGGACCAACCTCCGCCGACCGCCCTGACTTCAAGGCCCTCCGCCAGATCGGCAAGACCGTCAACTTCGCGGACCTCTTCGGCGCATCCGCCGCACGGCTCCAGCGCTCGGTCCTCGACATGTCGGGCACGCTCTACCCACTCTCCTTCTTCGACCAGATCGTCGCGTCCCGCCACGCCCAGCGACCCGCGCTCGTGGAGTGGCAGCACTCACTCTGCAAGCAGGCGGAGTCCGCCGGTTACATCGAGCTCCCCTTCACCGGCCACACCCGCACCTTCACCAACTTCCGGCTGGACGAACGCGCATGGCGCACCCGCCGTGAGCTCCGCCAGCTGGTGGGGCGTGGCGGCAAGTCGATGATCTCCGAAGTCTGCAACTTCCCCGTGCAGGCAACTGCCGGCAACGTGATGCTCGCCATCCAGAACTTCATCCACCGGGCGCTCGGCCCGCTCACCTCCCCCACCAGCCACCGCCAGCCCCTCCTGTTCCTTCAGGTCTACGACGCCCTGTACTTCGACTGCCCGGCAGGCACGGATCAGCAGGCCCGAGACCTGATGGAGACCGCCGTGCAATTCGTCGGCACGGCAGGCTACTGGCACGAACTCTGCAATCGTTCCGGACACCACGCACCCCTCATCTACGAGTGACACATGCGCAACCTCACCGTTCCCCCGCACTGCTTCGGCGCGCTGTACCGCTACTACAAGCACGGCTACGAACCCGGCGGATTCCTGAACGCCGTCATCCGCAACGACGCGTGGACCGCAGCCGCTACCGCGGACGACGAGAACTTCCCCGCACTCGGCGCGATCATCCTCTTCAACCGGAGCGCCCGCAACTTCCAGCAGGACTGCAAGGCGGCAGAGGACTTCTCCTCCTTCGACCTGAAGTGGGAGGCATGGCGCATCCGCTTCAGCCCGGACGCCGACGAGATCGAACTTGACTTCGGAGATCCCAACGATGACTAAGGACATAACGCTCACCATCGAAACACCGGGCCTGTTCATGCAGGCAACCTACGAATGCCGCATCTTCAGGGACCGCAAGGTGGACGACGCCTGGCTGCCCGACGTGGACCCGATCCTCGTTCGGGTGGACATGGTCAACAGCAAGGACGAGGAGTTCGAGTGGTTCTACGGGGACAACAAGCCCTCCGCCATCGTCCGTGCGCTCGAGCTGCACGGTGACCGCCTGAACCGCCTGCTGCTCGAGAAGGCGACCGACATCGTGAACGCACCCAACTTCCAGGACAACCCCCATGAGGACGACCGTGACTAATTACCCCACCATCCGCAACCTGATGTCACAGCTCAAGCCGATCATCGGCAAGGACTTCATCCTCCACGTCACCTACTCCGGTTCCAACGACAGCGGATGGTTCGACCAGATCTTCCTCCGCAACGAGGACGGCTCCGACATGGGCAACTCCGCGCCGGACAACGCAACCCGCCTCATCGCATCCCTCGAACGGGAGGTTTTCCAGGAGCTCGGCAACACCCTCGAGCGCAGGTTCCCAGGCTGGGAGATCGGAGACGGCCACGTCCTCGGATCGACCGGCTACTTCATCCTGTCCAGCAAGGACAGCAGCGTCGAGCAGAAGCACGAGGTCCTGTTCGAGGACAGCAATGACGAGAGCCCCGACGAAGTGGAGCACTTCTGATGCACCCTTACCACCACGCCCTCTCCTCCGTCAAGAAGTTCGGCGGCATTGTCGAGAATTACATGAGAATCCACGAGTGGTTTGACGAAACCAAGAAGTACTTCGGCGACGCACGTCACCGTGCCCTGCGCCACCACACCGCCGGGATCTTCTGGTGTGAGGAAAAGTTTGGTGACACCATCACGGTCTGGATTAAGGACAAGCCAAGGGAGGTGCCGGTCCGGCTGGTCGCGGAGCAGCACGTGATGGAGGACATGGGCTTCCTGCCCACCCCCGAGTGGTGGCTCGGCAAGATGACGCTGACCTTCGAGATGAACCGGGTGCCCGCCCGCCACAAGGACGAGGAACTTGCGCAACTTGCGCGGGCTGCGGCAGTCGAGATGTACAAGGGCGAGGGTTGATTGCTAGCATGGCGGCGTGTCCCAGGTCACGGTCCTGATCGACAGTCGGGAGAAGAAACCCCTCTCCTTCCCCGCGCACCTCGTCGTGCTAGACAGGACCAAGCTCCCCACCGCCGGCAAGTCACGCACAGTCACGGTCCGCACGAAGTCCGAGACCCTGAAGACTGGTGACTACCGGCTGGTGGGGGGCACCAGCGCAATCGAGCGCAAGGGCTCCTTCGAGGAGATCGCCGGTAACTGCCTAACCCTCGACGGCCGCCGACGTTTTATGGACTGCTGCCGCCGCCTCCGGGACGAGTGCCGCACCGCCTGCCTCCTGTTCGAGGGGCTGGTGGGGGGTTTCGAGGTTCGGGCAGGACTTCCCCATCCGGGCGTTGCGGCCGACGCTTTATTGGATATCATCGGGGAGCACGGGTTGCCCCTTATGCTGCTTCCCCTGAGCACGACCGGCCAGCGTAGGGCCGCAGGTGAATGGGCATTGAGGTGGCTCCTGTCGCAGGAGCGGCATGGCACAGGTCACCCTCACCACGGACGTCAAGAACTTCCACCTCGAACCCACTCGGTCGTCATCGGCATCAGCAACGGTGCCCAACAAGGTAACCACCACGACGATTCCGGCGTCGGGAGCGGGCACGGTGATCTTCGGGACAAGCCTGAACTACATCAAGCTGAAGGTGCTGGCAGCTAGTGCCACGAACCTCACGCTCTACGTCTACGGCTGGTCCTTCTCCTCGGACCTGATGGCCTACGTTCCGCAACTCCTGTTCTCGACCACTACCAACGGTGCGGTCGTGAACACCAACGCACAGGCATCGTTCCCCACCCTCGGCGTCAGCGTCTACGAAGTGGCGCAGTACTCGAAGGCAACGGGCGACGCCAAGATCTTCAACGCGCCCAGCGCAACCACCAACGGCGGGTTCATCCTCATCGACACGCTCGGCTGCCAGTTCGTTGATGTGTGCGCAGTCGCGGCCTCTGGTACCCCGAACTTCTACGTCATGCACTCGGGGGTCTGATGCACCGCAACCGTACTTGGCAGCTGGACCCCGCCGAGCTGCGCACCCAGCGCAACCGCATCCTTCCCATCGAGGGCGGCGACGGCTCCACGCTCACGCTCGACTTCACCACGGGCGTCCTCGACCCCCTCCTTTCGTTTAGTCGCCAAAGCAACGCAACTTTCGTAGATAGCGATGGCTTTCTTGTGTTGGCCCCAGCAAACATGGTTCCAAATAGTGTTTGGGACGATGCAACCGCTCTTCCAGCGCGATGGGGCTATGGCGGTGCAGCCGGGTCCAGCGATGTTTCTATTCCCGCTCAAAACATCAGACGAGTCACAAATACAAATACTGCAAACCAGTATTTCATTACATCTCTTGGATCGGATTCGTTGGGCGCGGGGCTTACATATTATGCCCAAGTTGAAATAACGGAAGTAAACGGGACAGTCCGCGCCAACCAAGCAATGTATGCCTTTCATAATTCTGGAGGCACAAGCAATCCCGCAATTGTAACCTACATCATTAATGGCGCCCCCGCAGCCGGAACAGCCAGCGTTGTGGTCGGGAGGTTGGGTGTTGTATTTACGGTGAATGCGGCAGGAAGCCATTTGCTTCGTATTGGCACTTCTATTAGTAGTGGAGGGACTACGGCAACGGGGGCTTATATTGGGTTTACTAAACCGCATTTGGTGCAAGGAACGCACGACTCCAGAACTAGCCGTTATTACCCCAACTCAAATACGACATCAAATGCGGGCTATTACGCCCCCCGCTTCGACTACGACCCGATCTCCCGCGCGCCGAGGGGGCTGCTGATTGAGGGGCAGAGCGTCAATGTTGCATCAGTCGGAGCTAGCTCAAACAGCAACACATCATTTACTTGTTACAACGTCGGATTCGGTCCAACTTACTGGGAACCGCTTACTTTGGTTCAGGGGATTGACGGCTCACCCACAAGTGCTGCTGGCTTTACTCTTTCCGCAAACGGGTTTCTGGATGGCAGGTTCGGACTTGTTTCAACAGGCGTAACTACATTTTCTGTCACATCTGGTCAGACATACACGGCTTCCTTCTACTACAAAGCAACAAGAGGCGGAAACCCGCTTGCTTTCAGTACTCGGTTGATAAACGGAGGAACGGTTGAAACCCCGACTACCTCTGTTGATCTGCCCGGACCTAACGGATTTACGCGGCGTGTCGTGACCTTTACGGCCAACGCTTCCGTATATGGGATCGCTTGGGTGTACGGCGCCAATTTTCAAATAGGCGATTCCTTTCATGTTACTGGTATGCAGGTCGAACTCGGCTCCGGTGCCTCCTCGTACATCCCCACGGGCGCGAGTACGGGGACGAGGAATGCGGACAAGATGTCTCTGCTCGACATCACGCCGATGCAATGGAACCAGACGGCTGGAACATTCGCGTTGAGTATGGATGTCACGGCAGAAACGAATACAGCCACTTTCGCGCCAGTATGGGGAATGTATACCGCAGCCCCGGTGCGAGTCGTCCGCAACCTACTCAACAATTCGAGTGGAACAAATCCGCGATTGAATGTTGATATATGGACATCAGCACCAGCGCAAATTCTCGGTCAAAGCATCACAAGGCCAACTTCTCCAACACTTACCAAGTTTGCTTTCGCGTTGTCAAATAGCGGTCAAGCGGTTGCCATGTGCGTGAACAGCGGAGCAATCACGACAGCAAGCGGAACAGGGACCATGCAGACGCCAACTCGTTTGCTGTTTCACCAAGATCCGTCTTCTGGTGATACGGAATACTTCCCAATCCACATCCGTTCATTCAAGTACTGGCCGACCGCCCTTCCCAACGCCCAACTCCAGAGCATCACCACATGACCGACTTCATGCTCCGCACCGACACCGAGGCGCAGATGGACGATGCGCTGGAAGCCGCAGGACTGCTGGTCGAGGTCGATCAGGGCGAGGGCGAGATCGCGCTCATGCCCGTCCCGGGCTGCTATGTGGACCGCATCGGGCCGATCCCGCCGTCCTACGACATCGACGGCAACATCGTCAGGCAGGGCGACACGCGCTACCACGCCAACATCCGCGTCACGTTCGAGTTGACCGAGGAGCAGGTCGCCGCGCTGCCGACGTTCACCCCGACGCCGGGGATTCCCTACAGGGTGTTTGCTTGACCCCCACCAGCCATGACCAGAGAGCAGAACAACATCGTGCGCCTGTCGACCCGCGATTGGGTCGGCATCATCGGAGTGGCGATCACGCTGCTCACGATCCTCGGCAGCGGATACCTCACGCACGACCGGTTGCTCATGCGCCTGGTGGCGCAGCAGGAGGCGATGAATGCACGGCTGGACAAGATCGAACGCCAGCTTGATCCTCGCCGCTAGCCTGCTGGTGGGGTGCAATCCGCTCGCTCGCGTGAGCAGGAACACGACCGCGATCCAGGCCGAGTCCCAGGCCCTCATCGACCACGGCAAGGCCGTGGGTGACCAGGAGGTGGTGACCCGTGCCGAGACCATTCACGACCTGGCCGTTGACATTCACGGGCAGCTTCCGCACCTGGAGAACAAGACTCCTGCGTGGCTGGAGACGGTGTGGTGGGTGGCTGCTGCAGTCGTGGTTATCGGGATCTGCGTGCTGCTGTGGCAGACCGGATTGGGCACGGCCATCAGGGTTGCCATCGGCTGGCTGCCGCGCCGCAAGGTGCAGGACGCGGCTCTCGCGTCCGGAATGCTGGACCCCTCTAAACCGGAAGATGCTCGCGAGTATGTCGCTGCGCGGCGCGCATCAGACCCGGAGTTCGATGCTGCGTGGCGACGCATTCACAAGAAAGGTTCATAATGATCCTTGCTGATTTCGGCGATTTCCTCGGTAGCCTTTGGTTCGCAGCCCTGCTCGGCGTGGTCGGCTTCGTGGCCGGCTGGTTCCTCTGCAAGAAGCACGGCTCCAAGTTCTGATGCCCAACGTCCCGTTCAAGGTGAGGGCAGCTTCGAGGAACATTCACCTCGTTGACCTTACGTGCACCTCAAGAACGGATGAGTGGTGGTTCCTCCTGTCCGGGGACCGCCACCACGATAACCCCCACGCTGACCATGACCTCGAGCGAACGCATCTGGACCAGGCAGTTGAGCGTCGCGCGGGCATCATTGACGTGGGCGATCTCTTCTGCGCGATGGAAGGCAAGTTCGATCCTCGGCGCAACAAGAGCGGCATACGCGAAGAGCATGCACTGGCTGCGGACTACCTCGATTCCCTAGTCCGGCACGCCTCCGACTTCTACTCCCCCTACGCCGGTAACTTCGTGGTCATCGGGCGCGGCAACCACGAGTCCGCGATCCTCAAGAACTGCGAGACGGACCTCACTGAGCGGCTGTGCGAGCGCATGAGCCAGCAGTCCGGTGACAAGGTGTATCCCGGAGGATACGGCGGCTGGATCCGCTTCTTCACTGAGATCAACAACGAGCGTTACACGCTGTCCCTCAAGTACTTCCACGGTGCAGGCGGGGCAGCGCTCATGTCGTTCGACACGCTCAAAGTGCGGCGGCAGGCGGCAGTCATCCCGGATGCAGACATCATCGTGCAGGGCCACGTGCACAAGCAGTGGTTCATGCCTCTGTCCCGCGAGCGGCTGGTGTGCGACAAGGCCGGTTGCCGGGTGGTCAGCGACATCCAGTACCACGTCCGCACGGGCACCTACAAGGACGAGTTCGGTGACGGCCACAGCGGTTGGCACATCGAGCAGGGCCGCGGGCCCGAAGTGCAGGGAGCGGTCTGGCTCCGCCTGTACATGGCCAAGAAGTCAGGCCGCACAACGAGCGGCGAACACAAGACGTACTACCAGCTCACTCCCGAATTCCACCTCGCGCACTGAACCCCCACCAGCCATGGCGAAGGGCGACCGCATCCTCAAGATCCGTGGTCAGCGCTGGCGCTTGCGGTTCGTGCCCAACCTCGGCGACGCAGAGGGACTTTGCCACAAGGAGGAGCGGATCATCCGCATCGCCCTGGGCTACCCCGACGAGCGGACCATGGACTCGATCATCCACGAGGTCCTGCACGCCGCGCTATGGGACCTGGACGAAGAAGCGGTTCACGACACGGCCAACGCCATATCCGCCGCCCTCTGGCGGGTGGGGTACCGCCGGACTGGAACTTAAACTTCCACTTACGGAAACCCGCAGCCGGTAAGAAACACTTACCACTTTTCCTTACCGCTTACGAAACGACCGTTTCGTACCGAAACTGCTACAAACGTGAAGAAATGTAGTAAGTTCGATCCGTTGACCTAGGTTTCGACACAGCCCATTTGCTGAGCGGGATTCCCACTACCCGCATTGCCGGCGAACCCACGGCATCTTGTTCTTGGCCTCCGACCCGAGGCGGGATGTTAGATCATCAGCATGGGTGAAGCACATGATACAACGCTACCCCCTAAAGTCGCGCACGCGGGGGAGCGCTACGCGCCCCGCGTGCGCTAACCCCAGGAGTCCCCTATGCCACCCCCCACCAGCCAGGCGTCCTATCCCACCAGCATTCTTGACGATGTCCGTTCGTGGCTCGAGGCCCACGGCATCTTCGCCCGTAGGCCCCACATCCGCAGCAGCGACTACCGGCTCCTCCGGTCCTGCCCCCGCACCTACTACCTGTCCCGCAAGCTCGGGCTGGTCAAGGCGTTCCAGTACAGCCGTGCCCTGAGCCGGGGCAGCTGGGTCCACCTGGCGTTCGCGTGCATCCTCGATGACCCCACCGAGCGGGCCCTGACGCTGGAGCAGGCCATCGTCGCTCGGTGCGAGGAACTGCGGGACGTGTGCAAACAGATGGGCGTGTCCGGCGACAAGGTCCGGGAGATGGTGGCGAGGGAGGAGCAGGACGCACGCACCAGCATCGCGTGGTTCAACGCGGCGCTCCAGGTACCGGACGGCAGCGGCAAGACGCTGGGCCAGCGGTTCGCGGAGGACTGGACCGTCGTGGAGCAGGAGCCCGAGATCAAGGTCGGCGACCGGCTGATCCAGCCCGACTGCATCCTCCGGGACAAGGCAGGCAAGTTGTGGATCGTGGACTTCAAGACCACGTCCATGTCCACAAATGCCCGCCTGCAGACCTGCCCTCTCGAGTTCCAAACGCAGCACTACTTCCACACCCTGCTCGAGGCCATGGAACTTGACTCACCCGAGCTGGCGCTGCAATGGGGCAGCGACAAGATAGGCGGCGTCCTGCACATCGCCGTGCGCAAGCCCAGCATCGAGTTCGGGCTGAAGGACCGCCCCTTCACGCTGGACGAAAGCCCGTTCAAGAGCGGCCCCCGCAAGGGCGAGCCGCGCAACGAGCGGATCTACACGGGCGAGCCTGACCCGTACCTCTACGAACAACGCTGCCTGGATTGGTACCTGGGACGCGGAGAGTACAGCCACTTCGAGCCCGAGCGGCTGACCGATCCGTGCATCGCGATTTCCACCACTTCCGCGGAACTTCTTCTTGCGGAAGATCTCAAGACCGAGTACCATGATCGCCTGTCCTTCATCCGGAAGTACACACAGCGCCCGTCCCAGCCCAGCGAATTCGAGATTGGTGATCCGGTAGTTCAGCACGGCACTCCGTCGCCGTACCTGCCGTTCCACATGGTCGAGCCTGGCAAGTGGCCTGAGTTGATTCTGGCTGAGGGTTTCCTGCAACGCGACAGGGACACTCACACGGAGATCGACAATGGAGGAAGCACCTAACCCCACCAGCCAGGAAGCAGGGAGGTCCGTGCTCGGGCCCGTCATGTGGCATGACTGCCTGCGGCTCGTGATCGCACCACGCATCGCGGAGGCCGTGAAGGCGAACCCGGACATCGAGAACAGGCAGCAGCTCCACCGGGCGTTCTGCGAGATGCACGGTGTCAAGCCCTCGTACTCCACCTTCAGCGGGTGGTGCGAGGATCTGGGCATCAACTTCCGCAAGCGCATCGAGGTGACCATCCCCGGCTGGCGCGAGATGCCCCGCCCGTCCCCGGACTTCCAAGGGCCCATGCCGGTCCAGCGCGTGCACACCGTCCCGGTCGCCATGATCTCGCCCGAAGGCACCCAGATCATCGGGGAGCAGCCCGTGGACCCGGACGCCCCCGTAGAGTGGGACATGAAGCCCGCTCCCCGCGAGGCAGACATGAGCTCCTTCAACGACGGAATGCCCGACATCCTGCCCGGCGGCTTCAGGGCCCCGACCTTCATCGGCAACGACTTCTCGAACTGACCCCCACCAACCCCCAAAGGAGTCATCATGACACACTCCGTCACTCACGGTTCCACCGTCGCATCCAAGTACGCAGGACTCGGCAATGCCGTCACCACTGGTCGCACTACTCCTTCCCGCATGCTTGGTCTTGTGGTCGGTGAGGCTGGCTGCGGCAAGTCTTTCCTCCTGCAGTCCCACCCTGGCGCGTACATCCTCAACCTGGACGAGACGCCTGCGGTCTGCGGCACCAGCGAGGCGGTCATGTTCCCCACCCCCGGTCCTGACGGCCGATCAGTGGACGAGAAGGGAAATCCCGTCGTGCTCGATTGGTCCGCAATCGAGGCGAAGCAGAAGATCCTGCTTGAGCTGGCCCGCACGAACCAGCCCCGCCCGGAGACGGTGGTGATCGACACGCTCGGTGCCGCCATCCGGCTCCTGCGTCCGCACATCGCCAAGCTCTACGGCCGCGAGCGGTTCACCGACGTGGACGGCCGACTCGGCTGGGAGCGACTGTTCGACACCCTCATCGAGTTCGGCACGACCCTGCGCCGGCACGGGTACGGCGTCTATTACATCGCCCACCTGTCCCGCAAGCACGTCCCGCTGAGCGAGAACCAGAATGTCGAGGAGTACAAGATCCTCATCTCGGACGGCCTGTACGCCCGCATGTTCCCCATGTTCGACATCGTGATCCCGGTCACCGCGCATTGGGACATCCGCGAGGTCAGCAGGGACCAGGAGGCGAACGTCGGCGGCAAGGTGCTTACGCGCAAGGTGACTACGCAGGAGAAGGTGCGTCGGCACTACTGCTCCTTCGACAACCCCAAGCTCGAGGGCATCGCGAAGGTCCGCACGCTCTCGCCGCTCACCACGGTCGAGCTCCCACGCGACAACGCGTGGGGATCCTTCTGCTCTGCCTACGAGACCGCGAACGCGGTCCGCTGACGCGGGAACCGCGTTCGCTTCCCCATCTTCGTTTCGTTTGTTTCGTTTCTTTTCACCCCTCTTTACGGAGCATCAGATGCCCATTGAGAACAACGTCAAGGCCATGTTCAACTCACTCAACGCCTCCTTCGCGCAGGCCCAGCCCGACAACGGCATGGGTGCTGGCGGTTGGTGGCCGGCCGAGGGCCAGCACGAGGTCTTCGTGTCCAGCCTGTCGGTCCGCCCGAGCGAGTACAAGCTGCCTGACGGCCAGAAGGTCGCCGGTACGGAGATCAGCTTCCGCTACCAGCTCATCAACGACGCTGACCAGCCCAGCGAGCCCCGCTCGTTCGACGGCGCTTCCTTCCGCCTCCCGCAGGACACCAGCGTCCTGGACGAGAAGGGCCGGATGCGCGTCGATATCGAGATGCGCCGCCTGAAGGGCCACCTCCAGACCATCCTGCGCCGTGACGTCAAGGATATCGGAACCGCAATCGCGGATGCCGACGCCAAGATCAACGGCCAAGACGCGGTCGCAGTCGTCGTGAAGTGCCAGTACGACCAGGTCAACGGCAGGACTTACCGCAAGGACTTCCTCGTGAAGCCCCTCGCCGGCTGATTTCTGCTACCATCTCGGAACCCCACCAGCCGGGGGCGGGCAGCTCGCAAGGCTCCCGCCCCCTACAGTCCCCCGGATAGCCCCCCGGCAGCGCCGCCACGACGGACCGCGCCGGGGGGTTTTCCCGGGCGGGTCGGAAAGGACTCCCTCCCTTGTACGAGACACGTTTCGTCGCCCAGTACACCACGCAAACTGCCGGGAAGATCGGCACTCAAGTCGCCAGTGTGTTGGAGGCGAGCGGTCATGCACCCGCGAACGTCAGCATGGAGATCGAGGAGGGGGACGTCGTGGTCATCGCCACGATCCGTTACTACACCCCCACCAGCCATGAGAGCAACCTGATCATCGACGCGTGGCGCAAGGTCAACGGCAAGGTCCAGGTCGAGCGCAACCACAAGCTCAGACCGGAGCAGTTCCGGTCCTCCGCCATGGCGGGCCGCGAGGGTCGCAAGATCCGCGCACACATCGCCGACGAGGTGGAGCGCATGTGCGAGCTGGGCGTCGGTAGCCGCGGGATCCTCGATTACCTGCAGGAATGCGAAGCCGTCGCGACGGAGCTCAAGGAGTTCGTACAATCCCTCCGTGCACCAGTCTGAACACGGCCTGTCCGCGGTCCTTCGCCTCCGAAACGAAGACATCTACTCGGTCACCGGGCCCTCCCCCTACACCGAAACCACCGACCCCCTCCCCGCCTACGCAGGCCTCCACCGCTCACCCGCAGGCTGGTGGGGCATCGTCGTGCACCGCCCACGCGGCATCCACCCCCAGGACGCCGTGCAGCACTTCGAGCGCGAACCCACCCCCGTCATCTGGCTCGGCCAGCGTTCGACCATCGGGCTGTACCTGCTGCCACACTCCCAGAAGGTGATCAGCGCAAGCATCAACGTCGAGGACGTCGAGGCCATGAAGCGCATCATCGCGGAGGAGCGGGGCTTCGAGTTCGCGGAGAGCAGGTTCTACCGGCGTCGCCTGCCTGCAGGCGTGCGATACCTGCCAGGTCAGCAGCTGCAGCTCTGGTTCGCGCTCTAGCGCGCGCCCCACCTGTACATGTCGCCCTGCTCCACGGGGCCACCGGGCACCTCCGCACGCATGAGCTGGCCGGGCAACTCCTGCTCGACCGCTTCCCGGTACACGTCGCGTGCGGTCTTGTCGATGGTCTCCACCGTGCGGCTCACCACGCTCTCCTCGCGGAGCTTGATGGCCTGCTTCATCTGGTCCTGCGTCACCGTGAGCGGCAGCCCGAACCGCTTCTCGAACTGGACCTTCACGCGCTTCGCCTGGCTCATGTTGTTCGCGAGGATGGCGGCAATGTATTGCCGCCGGCCGTCGCGTATCGCGTCGCGGTTCTTCAGGAGGAACTGACTCAACTCCTGCGGATTCCCGAACCTGCCCAGGTCCGTTCCGAACGCCTTCAGCACCACGTCGCTGGTGGGGAACTGACCCATGAACCGGCCGTCCGCGTTGAACACCGGCACGTTCCCGGCCTCCGCCTGCCGCCAGTCCGCGTACGTCCGCTGCAACCCCACCGCCTGCATCACCCGACTCGAGGGCGCAACGCCGATGGCCCTGCTGATCGCGACGCCGCCGGGCAGAACGCGGGGCACGAAGTCCTGCAGGATCTCCGCGTCACCCGTGGCTAGGTACCGTGCGGCCTGCCAGCCCAGGTCCACCACGGGCGGCGTGTAGAAGTTCGGTTCGTCCTTGTTGGGGTCCGGCAGGATGTCCGTGAACCCGCCCGCCAAGCCCCTGCTCAGGTCCACGCCCAGCGCGCTCTTGCCGATCTCGTACGTCACCGCGCTGACGGCCATCATCCTGCTCAGGTCCACGAGCGTCCGACCCAGCCTGCCCGTCACCTGCTGACCCGCAAACATCCGGTCACCCCCGATCTGCTCGGGCACGGTAAACAAGTTCGCCATCGAGCGGATGCCGTACTGCGCGAACTGCCGGAACGCGGGGTTCCGGAGCACCGGCAGGTAGAACATCGCCGGCCTGTTGATCGGGCTGGTGCCGAACTGGAACTGCTGCACCGCCGCCATCGCGTCCTGCTGGGCCCTCACGAAATCGTCGGCCCCCATCCGCCCGGCACGCTGGTACGCGTTCAGGACCGCGTTTGCCGTCACCGTCCGGTTCAGCGTCTCGCTGAGCTGGAACGGCTTCATCATCGTCTCGAGCAGGCTGAACTGCGGCTTCCCCACCAGCGGGGTGCTGCCGTACCCGGCTGCCTCCACCGAGCTCCACGCGTTGCCGAGCTCCGCGACCTGGCTGATGTCCAGGGCCTGTCCGCCGAACCTGCGGGAGAAGGAGGACCGCATCACGTCCGCGATCTGCGCGTTCGTCGCACCGGGCCCCAGCGCCTTCCGTGCCTTCAGGTACCCGCCGATCTGCTCGAAGCTCTGGCGGTACGCCTCGACCGTGTTCCTGAACCCGAGTTGGTGGATGCTCTGGAGGGGCTGCAGGAGGTTGATCAGCACCGTGCCCATGTTCAGGCCCATGTGGGAGCCGTACAGGAGCCGGGTCACGCTCTGCCACGGGCTCACCCGGTCGCCCTCCTCGTCGTTGCCCCAGGCACGCATCTGCTGCACGAACTGCGCGGAGTACCCCCCACCACGCTCCACGGCCCGCATCAGCCTGCTGTCCGCAAGCCGCCGGGTCGCCTCCCGCATCATCTTGGCAGTCGCCACGTGCGCCGCGCTCTCGACCGGCTTGATTCCCATGGTCGCCGGCAGGATCTCCTTGCGCCACAGGTCTATCGCGAACCGGTCTTCCGGCCTTGCCGTTGCCTGCGCCTGCAGGTCCCCCTCCATCAGGTCGAACCAGTTGTATCCGCCCATGGGCCGCTGCGCCTCGGGCACGTCAAGCAGGTTCCGCTCGCCCACGGACGCACCGCCCTCGCGCATGGCCCCCAGCGGACCCGCGTACCTCGCCTTCGTATCCCGGCCGGGGTACAGGTCCTTCACGATTGACCGGATGGTGGGGTCATTCGCCACGTCGCGGGAGAACACCGTGTAGTCCCTGGCTGTGCTCGCCACGTACTTGCTTGCCGCGATGTCAGGCGCAATCCGCAAGACCCGGTAGAAGTTCTCCTTGTCCTTCTGCCCCTGGATGCGCTGCTGCTGCTTGCCGATCAGGCGGTCCATCGCGCCGGTCCCGCCGAACTTGTCCCGGATGAACTCCAGGTCGCGGGGGTCCCACGGAATCGCGCTCGTCCGAGTGCGGAACTGAGTACGCCCGCTGACCGACCCCACCTCGCCACCCTTCTCGTCCACGCCCTTGCCGGTCCAGGGGTTGAAGTCGATGCGCTTTCCGTTGACGTCGTAGGCCTGCACAGTGTTGCGGGGACGGTAGAAGGGGTCGGAGTACGACTCCTTCATCGCTTCCACCACCACCCGCTCGATGTCCGCCACCGTGGCCCCCCGCTTCAGCTTGCGGCCCGTGGTCTTCTCCGCCTCCCGGATCAGCCGTCCCGCCGTCTCGTCGCTCAGGAGCTGACGGACCTGCTCCTGGGCCCCGCCCAGGATTTCACCGCTCTCCGACAGATACCCCGCGTCACGCAGGCTCTGGACCTGCCCCCGCGCCAGGCGCTTCAGCTTCGCCTCGTCCACCACGAACCCCCGGCCTGCCGCATACGCAGCCTCGTCGCCGGCCATCAGCACCTTGCCGAGTTCGTACATCCGGTCCTCGGCTGCCTTGAACGCGCCAAGCCCGAACTCCCGCTCGACAGCATCCAGCGCAGCCTTGTCCTGCACAAGCGCCCTGCGCCGCACCTCCTCGGTCAGGACCGTGGGCCCGCCCTCCGTCACGCTGGCGAAGTCCATGCCCGACGACTTCCCGCGCGTAGCCCCCCGCCTGCTGCCGCCCTTCATGCCGGGCCGGAACGTCACCCGGTCCAGCCCCCTCGCGTTCATGGACTCCAGCAGGGTCTCGCCCTTGGACAGCCCAGGCATCCGCTCCAGCAACTCCCGGTGGACGGCATTGGTGGGGTCCAGCACCTGCTGAACCTTCATCTTCCCCCGCCCCTCAAAGATCCCCTGCAGCTCATCGAACGTGTCCGCGTCCACCCCCATGGTCCGCACCTTCATCTTGCCGCCCTCGGACCGCCCCACGCGCACCGAGTACCTGGCAACCCCCACCCCGCGCACGACCCGTTCCGTGCGGTCCTGGTCCAGCCCAAGGCCCTTGACGTGCAGCCAGCCCCTGATCTTCCGCAGATCCTCTGCCACGGCCGGGGTCGGCGCGTTCTCGGGCTCGAACCGGGTTACCTGCACCCCGTGCTTGCGACTGACCGCGGCAAGCAGCCTCTCCGCCTCCGCGTCCATGACCCCACCCAGCCGTCGCCGGGTGTCCTCCATGCCCTGCACGGCCCACTGTGCCAGCGGAGCGGCCCTGCGGCCGATGCTCTCCGTCTGCCCGCTCGTCAGGTGCAGGTTCCGCAGCAGGGGGAACTTGTTCGCCACGTACGCCCCGGCACCGGACGTTGCGCCGAAGAACCGACCGCCTCTCGCAATGTTCCGCACGGCGGGGGATCCGCCTGCCGAAGCAAGGACGCCCAGCCACACGAACGGGTTGGTCAGCAGGTCCAGCGCAACGTCCGTAACCGGATTCCTGCCCACCTCGTCCTTCATCCGGTCCACGAACATCGTCCGTTCGCGGGGACTCAACGCGGCCGGATCAAACAGAACGCGACGCACCGAGTCGGTGGTCGCGATTCCGTTTGCCAGCTGGGTCAGGATGACTTCTGGCTTGTCGTAGCTGCGGATCGGGTCAAACACCCGTCACCTTCCTTGCAGCTTAAAGTCCGCGCCAGAGAAGGGTAACGCTGTTGAAGACGCTGTTGGTGGTGGCGTGGTTGGAAGCAAGGAAACCAATGGCCTTTCCGGCCGGAACGATGATGGGCTTGTACGCGCCGGGGCCCGTAGTCACGTTGTTGTCATTGATGACGTGGGTCTGCGTTCCAATGGCAGCAACGTCAGTAAACGCAGCACCACAAGCAGTCACGCCGCCAGGAGCGGAAGTACCAGGATCAGCGTAACCACAAGTAAAGGTCATGCTGGCAGTTGGAGCTCCGCTACCCGCGCGATTCATGGAAAAACCAAGGATCTCGACGGGGAACGGGAAGCACGCGACCGTGGTAAACGTGTTTGTCGTGGGAGCGGTGCCAGCAGCAGCCGTACCAAAACTTTCGGTGGTCACGTTGTAAGGAGCGGAGAGGTAGATGCGGGTATCAAGTACTGCCATGGTTGTGTCCTATTCGAGAGTGCGAAGAAGGGCTGATTACTTGGGACGGGAACGGAAGCGGATGGTGATTGCGCCGCGGAAGTTGGAAAGAGTTCCGCCGCCAGCAGTCGTCTTTACGCAAATCCAAGAACCAGCATCCACAAAGTTGTCGGAGTCGAGAACGGTACCGTTTGTTGCAGCAGCATTTGCAACAATGCTGATTGCACTGGTGATGTTTGTGCCGGCCTGCACATTGGTAGAAGTCGGAACGACGCCCGGAGCTGTCTTGACAATGTGGATGGAAGCCGTGCCACCAACAGCCGTACCACCGTTGCACACAACAACCGAGTCAACAATCAGGTTCCGATCCGCATAGATCCACGGAAAGTCAGCAAGTGACGCATCGTGGACAACGTGCGTCAGCGGCTGAAAGTCGTCGGGGTAGTACTGAGTCGGAAGCACATTTTCGCCGGGCATGAGTGATCTCCTTGAGTGAACAGTTTAGCGAGAGAACCTGCCGTCCGCCATCGACCGGCCAAGTTCGTTCAACAAATCCTGGCGGGGCTCCCCGCCGATGACTACGCCCCCTTGGGGCAGCTTCCGGCCAGCAGCGACGCTCGCGTACAGGTCCGGTGCATACCGCATGACCGTATCCAGGTTCCGGTTGATGGCGGACTGATACGACTGCTCCTGCGCCTGACGGGCCGATGCAGCCAACGCAATCTCGTTCTGCCGCCCCTGGATATCCCGGATCGCGTCCAGGACCATCTCGTCCCGGTACATGCCCAGCACCTTGCCCCCCACCAGGCTAGCAGCACCGAGGCCCAGGGCAACCTTGCCGGCAGTCCTCAGCTTCCGGTTCCTGCCCGCAACCTTCCGCAGGTTCTCGAGCTTCAGCTTGTTCTGCGCCGTCCGCTCCTTGGCCGCTTCACGCTGCTTGCCAAGGGCCTCCTGAGCCATGTTGTAACCAGCCGACCCCTTGGGGTACGGCTTGAATCCCTTGACCACAGGCGGCACCGGCTTCCGCTTAGCCATATCCACCCTCGATCATCTGGATGATTTCCATGGGCGTCAGCACCCGCTCGCTCTGCAGCTGCGCGATTCGAGCCGTGTTGCCCGCCACGATCTGGTCGAGATCGTCCATGTACGCAGGCCTCCGGGCGTTCCGCAACCGGTCCAGGCCGCGCGCGTCCCGAGCCGCCATCTCGGTCAGCTCGTACTCACCCGCCAGTTCCGCAAGGCTCGGACGTCGGCCCCCCACCAACCCATCAAGGTCGCCCATCTCTCCCCCGCCCATCCGCGCAGCCCTCTGCTGTTCGAACTCGTCCTGGATCTCCAGCTGCTTACGCATCTGATCCTCCGGTGACCCGGATAGAAGGCGTTCAATAATCGGGTAGGCAGCGGCAGAACCAGCACCACCAAGAAGAGCAATTGCAAGCGGA